TGACTGCGTATAACGGCACTCCCTGCATACCAGAACCCATTGCTTGCCTCCGAGCTATACTCTAACCAACGCAACCTAACCATGGATCTATGATGAGGATGTAGGCGTTAATTACCTTAATATCAATGTCCGCAGGGGGCATTATCTCAGGAGGGAGCTAATAGGTTAAAGAATGTATCATAGCCGTATACAGCAGTTCCAAAGCTCTGGTGTACTCACTTTCATCCTTTGGAAACGGTAAAAGTTGTGACCGTGTACCACAGAAGTGAACATCGCAGAGTGGTGAACGCAAACTCTGAAAAGTAAAATCTTCAAGATCGCCTGTCTTACCGAACAAATCCGCAAGTTTCGTTGTAGTAGGGGCAATTGGAATAAAACCATCACCAAAGTTGTTGCACGTAATTAAATATATAGTGATCAACTTACCGGGCGAGACAAGGTTCACAATCGCAGACGCGGGGACGTACGAGTTGAACAAAAGAGGCAAGCCTCGCCAAGAGTTGGTTGAGATATACATAAATGGCGGATTCGTAAAACAGTTGATGAGCCCTCGAATAGTGTAAGCATCGCACAAATCATCAAGAAGAAAGAACTTAATGCCTTTGAACTTGGGAGAGGAGGCCTCAACGTGAGACGTAATCAAGTTGCGGTAAATACTACAACATCGTGAGCGAGCGGGAGACGCACCAAGCAGAATGACACCAACGCGCATATTGACATAATCTTCATTCAGTTTCTCTCTTAGATACTGATCCCAGCAATCTTTAGCAGCGTCGGGGCGGGTCGTCTTTGTAGTCTCACCAATCACTTCACTACCCATGTGGAGCTTGGAAGGAATTCCATTTTTGTTATATTCGTAGCGAAGTTCAGAGCCGAGATCGATCAACAGTTTGGAAGACATGGTGGAGTGGTATCAGAGTTGGGCAATGTTTTTAAGTTCGTGACCAGAGGTTTGGTATATCGTTATTTTTGATC